ATTTTGCTTCTGTCGTAACGGTGCTAGGAACCCTTGCAGATATGTTGCCCGCTATTGCCGCTGTATTTACTATAGTGTGGACAGGTATCCGCATATACGAAACCAAGACAGTACAAGGTTGGTTAGGAAAATCAAATGCCGTCGACCAGTAAAAAACAACATAATTTCATGGCTGCGGTAGCCCATTCGCCATCGTTTGCTAAGAAGGTAGGAGTCCCACAATCCGTGGGTAAAGATTTTAACCAAGCCGATAAAGGCAAAAAATTTAAAGAAGGTGGAGCTATGAAACCAGTAGACATGAAGAAGGATCCAGGACTTGCTAAGTTACCTACAGCCGTTCGCAATAAGATGGGCTATATGAAAAAAGGCGGCATGGCTAGTGACGCTAAAGAAGATACAAAGATGGACAAGAAGCAAGATAAAGCTATGATTAAAAAAGCGTTTTCTATGCACGACAAGCAAGAGCATAAAGGCGAGCACACTGATCTTTCTAAACTTAAAAAAGGTGGTATGGCTATGAAAAAGATGGCAATGGGTGGTTCAGTAAAACCTAGTTCTATGTCTAAAGATGTAGAAGCGGGTTCAAACAAGCTAACTAAGTTTGGTGAGTCCGCTGTTCAAAAGCGTGGTCATACAAAAGGTAAAAACCTAGGCGATTCAGGTCCAATCAAAGGCATTATGGGCGGCGCTGGTATGAAAGCTGGCGGTATGTGTGGTGGCGGAAAAACTATGAAGAAGATGTCTTCTGGTGGCGCAGCTTCTAAACGTGCTGACGGAATTGCTTCTAAAGGCAAAACCAAAGGAAAGTTCTGCTAATCATGGGAAAAACATATCGTGAACGCTCAAGCGACACTATCCTAGCTAAAGAGGGTGATCCAGATTACCAAAAGCTAATGAAGACCCGCCCAGGGTTTTTCAAAGATGAGAAGCATTCTCAGGAAAGCATTATGCGTGGCTTAGAAGAAGCTGATGATGCTGAGAAAAACTTTTTAGGTAGGGGCGTTAGCAAGGTTAAAAAAGCTATTCTTGGTTCGGATGTGGATAACGAACTTGCTGCAGAGCAAATGCGTAAGATGGACGAAAAAAGTCCTGATACCGCACAAGCTAAAGTAAATCGTTTACTTGGTAGAAAAAAGGGTGGCGCAGTTTCCTCCTACAAGTCTGGTGGTAAGGTTTCTTCAGCTTCTAAACGTGCTGATGGCTGCTGCATCCGAGGCAAAACGAGGGCTTAATTATGAGACCAAGCAGAGGTATGGGTGCTATTGCACCTTCTAAAATGGGTAAAGGCGTTAAGAAAGAACGCAGGGACAATACTGACTTTACTCAATTTAAAAAAGGTGGATTAGCCAAACAAGCTGCTACAGCTATTGCTATGAAAGCAGCAGGCGTAAAACCTAAAAAGATGGCTGGTGGTGGTCTCTATGCCAATATCGCTGCAAAAAAGAAACGCATAGCCGCTGGTTCGGGCGAAAAAATGAAAAGTGTAGGAGACAAAGGTGCGCCTAAAAAAAGTGATTTTGCTAATGCAACCAAGACTGCATCGTACGCCGAAGGTGGTAAAACTAAATCTACAGTAAACGCCGCAGGCAACTATACCAAACCTGGCTTACGTAAACGGATATTTAACAGCGTTAAAGCCGCTGCAATTGTAGGTACTGGTGCAGGCCAATGGTCAGCTCGTAAAGCACAAGTAATGGCTAAACGTTACAAAGCAGCTGGTGGAGGGTACAAGTGAAATGGTCAGACAAACGAAAGAAATCAATCAACTGCGACAATCCGAAGGGGTTCTCGGAGAAAGCCCATTGTGCAAGCAAAAAGAAAATGGCTGGGGGTGGCTTAGCAAAATCACAGCAATCTTTAAAGGCTTGGGGCGACCAGAAGTGGACAACCAAGTCGGGGAAGAAGTCGTCCGAGACGGGGGAACGATACCTACCAAAAAAAGCAATCGAGTCGCTAAGCCCGCAAGAGTACGCAGCAACGACAAAAGCAAAACGAGCGGGAAAAGCAGCGGGAAAACAGTTCGTGCCCCAGCCAAAAAAAGTCAAAGCAAAAGTAAAACCGTTTAGGAAAATATGAGCACTACTGGCTTAACTACCTTTAACCTCGACATGAATGACCTCATAGAAGAGGCATTTGAGCGTTGCGGCAAAGAGCTGCGCTCTGGGTATGATTTCCGTACCGCACGTCGCTCCGTCAACATTATGACGATTGAGTGGGCTAATAAAGGGTTAAACCTATGGACAGTTGAGCAGGGTCAGATTTTGATGAATACTGGACAGGCTATTTACCCCGTTCCAGTAGATACTATTGACTTACTAGATACTACCGTGCGTACCAATAATGGTCAGGGTAACAATCAGATTGATATTAATATCAGCCGTATTTCTGAGTCTACTTACATGACTATACCGAATAAAAACTCCAACGGACGACCTATTCAAGTTTGGTACAACCGCCAATCAGGCAATATGGCTAAGATCCCACAGACTACTTTAGCTGTTGGGTACCCCATATCAGCCACAGATACAACGATTACGCTAACTAATGTTTCTAAATTGCCTACACAGGGGTTTGTAAATATTGGGGACGAAACTATTGCTTACCAAAATATTGTTGGTAATCAGATTCTAAATGCTTGGCGTGGTCAAAATGGAACGACCGCAGTTGGTCATGCAGCTGGCGCCGAGGTGTTTGTAAATAACCTACCATGTATTAATGTCTGGCCTACCCCTAATGCCCCTGGCAACCAGTACACCTTTGTGTACTACCGTATGCGCCGTGTACAGGACGCTGGCAATGGTACAGCCACAGAAGACATCCCGTTCCGTTTTATTCCTTGTTTGGCAGCTGGATTAGCTTTTCACCTGAGCACTAAGCTACCAGATGTGGATATGAACAGAGCTATGGCTTTAAAGCAGCTTTATGATGAAGCGTTCCAACTTGCCGCAGATGAAGATAGGGAGACAGCCCCAGTACGATGGGTTCCACGTAACTCGTTCTACTATAGGTAATCATGCCAACCAAGTTTGCGTCAGGTAAGTATGCAATTGCCGAGTGTGATAGATGCGCTCAGCGGTATATGCTTAAGCAGTTAAAGATTCAGATAGTAAAGACAAGACCGTTTCAGATTAAGGTTTGCCCAACTTGTTGGGATCCAGATCAGCCACAATTATCGTTAGGTATGTACCCTGTGGACGATCCGCAAGCAGTGCGTGAACCAAGACCTGATGTGTCCTATTTACAGTCTGGTAATAATGGGTTACAAACATCTATAGCAGGCGGCACTGCACCAAGCGGTTTTGGTAATCCTGATATGGGTAGTAGGGTGTTTCAGTGGGGGTGGAATCCTGTGGGAGGAGGCTCAAATTGGCCTCAAACACCAAATGACTTGGTTTCTGGTGTAGTTTTAGGTACAGTTATAGTAACAACAACTTAGGAGTTAAAAATGACATTTAAATCAGGTGCCAATGGCATTGAGAAAAAAGGTAAAACTAAGGGTAAGAACCTTGGTGATTCAGGCCCAATAGAGGGTGTTCAAAAAGGTGGTAAAAAATCCGCTGGTGTAACAGGTCAAGCTATGCGTGCTGTAGGCCGCAACATGGCTCGTGCCAATAACCAAAGAGGTCGTTAATCATGGCTACCAAACAAAAATTCCCACCTACAGAAACCAAAAACGCTTTTGGTGCTCATGGGCATGCAAGAGATAATGGTCCTGCTAGCGAATACACTGGGTTTAAGTACCCTACAGGTGGTGGTAATGATATTGGTGTGTACAAACAGCCAATGGATAACCCTGTTGCCGCAGCCCAAGATGTTATAGATAAGTCTGGTAATCCTTTGAATGATTTTAATATCGCTGTTGGCGGTACTAATAAAGGTAATTACGCTGCTCCTAATAAGAATGGCGAGAAGACTATGCGTGGTTATGGCGCTGCTACTAAAGGCATTAAAACTCGTGGGCCAATGGCCTAGTAGGGTAAACCAGAATGAACTTTACTCAGCTATCTCAAGCAATACAAAGCTATGCGGAATCTACCGAGCAATTGTTCGTGTACAACATCCCTAACTTTGTTCAGCTTGCTGAGGAACGTATATACAATGCGGTTCAGATACCTGCTATTCGCAAGAACGTTATTGGTAACTTTACTTCTGGGGATCTTTACCTTGCTTTACCTGATGACTACTTAGCTTCTTTCTCTTTAGCAGTGATCGACGCTAATGGTAATTATGAGTATTTGTTAGATAAAGACGTAAACTTCATTCGCCAGTCATACCCAAACCCAACCGCAGATACGGGTACTCCTAAGTATTATGGGCAATTTAAGCCATATACATACATTATTGGACCAACACCCGATGCAAACTATCAGACTGAGCTGCATTATTACTACTATCCAGTAACGATTGTCCAAGGTGGTATCGCTGGTTTCGGAACAATTACCCCAGGATCGGGATATACCAATGGTATATACGAGCAAGTTCCTTTAACTGGTGGTGATGGTTCTAATGCCGTGGCTACGGTTACTGTTTCTGGTGGCATTGTAACTGCTGTAACACTTACAAACCCGGGTTATTTTTATACATCTGGAAACGTATTAAGCGCTTCTCCAGCATATATTGGTGGTACAGGTTCTGGGTTCTCAATCCCAGTAAATAACATCCAAAACGCTACAGGCACTTCATGGCTTGGCGATAATTTTGAAACAGTTCTGCTCTATGGCGCCTTACGGGAAGCAGTTATATTCCAAAAAGGTGAGCAAGATATGGTAAATTACTATGAGCAGAAGTACCAAGAATCATTAGCGTTACTCAAAGAGTTGGGTGATGGTAAAGATAGACGCAGTGCCTACCGTGATGGACAACTTAGACTGCCCGTACCTGGGCCTGTTAGATAATTTTTAGGAGCAAAAAATGGCAATTACCCAAGGAATGGCTACATCGTTCAAAGTTCAACTTTTAACTGGTGGTCAGAATTTTTCTTCAAACACTTTTAAGATTGCTTTGTACACCAGTGCAGCAACTTTAGGTGAGTCAACAACAGCTTACTCAGCAACTAACGAAGTAGCCTCAACAGGCAACTACACTGCTGGTGGAAACACTTTAACAGTTAGCGTAACCCCAACATCAACTGGCAACGTAGCTTTCTTGTCATTTGCTAATACTACTTGGGCTAACGCAACTATTACTGCTAATGGCGCTTTGATCTACAACAATACGAATGGTAACTCGGCTGTTGCTGTGTTGGCTTTCGGTGGTGACAAGACTTCTACTAACGGTACTTTTGCTATTAACTTCCCAACTGCTGATTCTACTAGTGCAATTATTCGCTTGACCGCTTCGTAATCAGTTAATTAGGGAGGCCGTATGGCTTTAGTTCTGCAAGATAGAGTAAGTGTAAACAGCACGGGTTCAGGCACGGGCAGCCTTGTCTTGGGTAGTGCATACCCAGGATTTCGCACGTTTGCTTCGTGTATTCCCAATGGCTCTGTTGTTTATTACACAATTACTAACCAATCTGTTGGTTACGATACTCAATTTGAAGTTGGTTCTGGTACATACACACTTAGCACTAATACACTAAGCCGTACTACTGTTTACGCATCTTCTAACGCTAACGCTCTTGTAAACTTTACTGCAGGTGCTAACGGCTTACAGGTATTTATTACTCAACCTGCAGGAAAAGCTGTATACCAAGAAACAAACGGGGACGTTTTAATACAAAACGGTATTTTAACTACTGTTGGGCCTGGTGCAACTAACCCAACTTTTCCTGGTACTTTAGGAGAATTTGTTTCTAATCAATCTGGTTACTCACAACTTCTTACTCAAAATCAAAGTAACGCTGCTAATGCTTCAACTGACGTAGTTTCTTACAACAATTTAGGCGATGGCACTAATTATTTTGTAGACACGGGTATTGCTAGTTCTACTTATAACGATGGCGCTTATCCAATTTTCCAAGCTAATGACGCCTATTTGTATAACGGTGGTAACACTGCTGGTACAGGCGCAGCTGCTGACATTTCTCGCTTACTGATCGGTACAAGCACCGCCAATAGTAACGTAGTTATCTTTGGTGGTAGCGTTAACGTAAACGCTGTTATTGCTACTTTTGTAGCTTCTACTAAAGATGTCAATTTTGCTAACAACATCAGCGTTACAAACAATGCCTCTGCTAATAATATAACCCTGACTAATCTAGCTTACGCTGCTGGAAACCTATCTAATGCTGCTAACAGCACAGTTTTAACTACTAAGTCCTATGTTGACTCTGCGGTAGCTACAGGCTTTACAGTCCACACACCTTGCGTATATGCAACTACAGCAGCGTTAGCAACCAATACATATAACAACGGAACACTAGGTGTTGGTGCAACATTAACTGCAACTGCAAATGGTGCGCTTTCTGTTGATGGTAATGCCGTAACTACTTCCCAGCGTATTTTAGTTAAGAACGAAGCTACACAAGCTAATAATGGTGTATATAGCGTAACCCAAACAGGTAGCGGAGCTTTACCTTATATCCTAACCCGTGTAACCGATTTTGACCAAGCAGCTGCTGGTGAGATTGCTAATAACGCTTATTTTTATATTAGTGCAGGTGCTACTAATATTGGTAGTTCGTTTGTTTTATCCCAGACTGCAGCAATTACAGTTGGAACTACAGCCCTTCCATTTACCAATTTTGCTTCTCAGCTTGTCTACACAAGCACAGCACCAATTAACGTATCTGGTCAGACTATTTCCCTGACTGGTATTGTCCCTATAGCTAACGGTGGCACAAACCTATCTAGTTATACAGCTGGCGATACAGTTTATGCTAGTGCAACAAATGTTCTAAGTAAACGTGCTATCGGTGCTTCAAACACTGTTCTAGTATCTAACGGCTCTGTTCCTGATTGGGGTACTGTTGCTCTAGGATCAGCCAGTGCAGTATCTGGTACTCTGGGCGCAACTAACGGTGGTACAGGTCAAGCTACATATACGCTTGGCGATATTATTTACTCTAATGCTACTAACAGCCTTGCTAAGTTAGCTGGTCAAACCACAGTTACTCAAAAGTTCTTAGGTCAGACTGGCGATGGAGTTAACTCCGCAGCCCCTGTTTGGAGCACTGTTCCAGCTGCAAGCGTTACTGGATTAGCCGCCTCTGCTACTACTGATACAACAAACGCTTCTAATATTACTTCTGGTACTTTAGCTAACGCCCGTACAACCGCAGCTTCTGCTAACGGTGCTTCTACTATAGTTGCCCGTGATGTTAATGGTAGCTTTACAGCTAACGTAGTTACGGCTACTCATGTTGGTGATGGCTCTGGATTGTCAGCTTTAAACGGCTCAAACGTTACTACTGGTACTGTATCTAATGCCCGCACAACAGCGGCTTCTGCAAATGGCGCTTCTACAATCGTAGCCCGTGATATTTCAGGTAACTTTGCTGCTGGTACTATTACCGCTGCTTTAACTGGAACTGCGTCTACAGCTACAAACATTGCTGGTGGCGCTGCTGGTTCTATCCCTTACCAAACAGGTGCTGGCGCTACTGCGTTATTGGCTACTGGTACAGGCGTATTAGTTGGTGGTACAACCCCAGCTTACTCAACTACACCTACCCTAACAGGTACAAACTTTACTGGTATTCCAAATTCTGGCTTATCTAATAGCTCTGTTACTGTAACGGCTGGTACTGGTTTGTCTGGTGGTGGCGCTATTGCTTTAGGTGGTTCTGCAACTTTAAACCTTGCAAATACATCGGTAACGGCTGGTTCATATACCTCAGCAAGTATTACTGTTGATGCCCAAGGACGCTTAACTGCTGCTTCTAGTGGTGCAGCTGCTGGTACTACGATTACTAACGATACGACAACTAATGGTACTTACTACCCTTGGTTGACCACTTCTACTAGTGGCTCTGTATCTACAGCTAACGTTTCTAGCACCAAGTTGTCATTTAACCCATCTACTGGAGTTTTATCAGCCACTTCATTTACTGGTGCTGGTACTGGGTTAACTGGAACCGCTGCGTCTTTAACCGCTGGTAATGCAACAACTGCAGCTGCAGTTACTGGGGGATATGTTTCTTCCGCTGTTGCGGGTACGGGTGTTTCTGTATCAGGCGCTACAGGTGCGGTTACATTTAGTATTGGGCAAGCAGTTGCTATATCTTCAAACGTACAGTTCAACTCATTAGGTGTTGGTACTGCAGGTTCTGCGGTTGCTGGTGAGATTCGTGCAACAAATAACATAACTGCTTACTACTCTGATGAGCGTTTAAAAACAAAAATTGGTAATATCGAAAACGCTTTAGATAAAGTACGTAGTATTGAAACAATGGTGTACCACGCTAACAAAACTGCAGTTGGCCTTGGGTACGATGCCTCTATTATTGAGGTAGGTGTCACTGCTCAATCAGTACAAAGAGTAATGCCACAAACAGTAGCCCCAGCGCCTATTGATGATAAGTATTTAACTGTACGATATGAACGCTTAGTGCCGTTGTTAATTGAGGCTATTAAGGAGTTAGAGGCTCAAGTTGCTGAATTAAAGGCTAAATAATGTTTGCGGGATTTCCCTTCGCAGGAGCACCGTTTGCCTCGGTAGGGAATAATTCTCTTGGTGTAAGTATTGACGTTACTGGGGTTAGTTCTGTAGCTAGGCTTGGTACTGTAGCGTTACAGACACAGAACTTTATTGGTGTTACAGGCGTTAATGCGATAGGTCAGGTAGGAACAGTAGGAACAGTAGCAACAGCAAATATAACCCCAACTGGGGTGTATGCTGTTAACAAGTTAGGGTCAGTTTTAGTAGTTACTGATGTAGCGTTTAGTGTTACTGGGGTGTCCGCTAGAGGGTTGTTGGGTAACGTAGTAGTTAATGCAGATGCAAATAACGTAGTTACTGGATTTGCTGTACCTACATTATTAGGTCAAATAGCATTAGTAACCAACAACTTTATTAATGTAACAGGCGTAACCGCAGTCGGTATTCTAGGCAATACTACAGAAGTTGTTGGAAACGCTACTATTACCTTAACAGGTGTTAAAACAGTTGGTAGAATAGGTACTGTAAACGCACAGGGAAGCACAAGTATTAGCGTTCTAGGGGTTAAAGCGGTGGTTAAATTAAATACAGTAAACGTTTGGGGGCTTGTTGATACTGCGCAAACTCCAAATTGGACAGAAGTAGTAGCAGCTTAAGGATAAATTATGGCAAGTACGTACTCACCAAGTCTTAAACTAACCCTAATTGGTGATGGGGATCAGTCTAGTATTTGGGGGCAGACTACTAATACTAACTTAGGTACTTTGCTTGACCAAGCTATTGCTGGCGTTGTTTCAATCACAATGTCAGATGCCAACTATACTTTAAGTAGTTTAAATGGTACCGCTGATGAAGCTAGAAACGCTGTAATTGTAGTTGGTGGCTCAAACGCAGCAATACGGGATGTTATTCCGCCAGTTATAAAAAAGCTATATACCGTAGTAAATAACACTTCTGGCGGCTTTGCTATTCGGGTTATTGGTGCCACAGGCACGGGTGTAAATATACCTAATGGGGCTACGGCTCTTGTTTTTTGTAATGGTACTAATTTTGTAAGTGGCCTTAGTGGTTCTTCTGGTAATTTTTCTATAGCTGGCGCACTAACGGCTACCACTATTAATGGTACAACTATTACTGCAGCTACTCAATTTACAGGTCCTGGTACAGGACTTACAGGAACCGCTGCTGGATTAACTGTAGGATCAGCTACAACAGCTACAACAGCTACAACAGCTACAACAGCTACAACAGCTACAACAGCTACAAGCGCTGCTGCCATTACAAATTCTGGCGGATGGTCTGTAACACCAAGTGGTACTAAACTTTATTTTAATTATAATGGCACTAACGTAGCTTCAATAGACTCATCTGGTAACTTTACAACTATTGCTAACGTAACTGCATACGGAACACCATAATGACAATGAATTCATCAGGTCCTATTAGTTTAGCTGGTACAACGGCTGGAGTTTCAATTGAAATTGAAAACGGTGGTAATGGTACAACGCAAATCAGTTTAAATGATACTGCTGTTCGTTCTTTGGCTGGCGTTCCAGGATCTGGAACAACTATTATTATGCCTACTAACTTTTATGGTAAATCTAATTCATTTACTTACACAGTATCATCTAATCAAACTAACTTCTGTATGAGGGCTGGTGCAGTTTCTGCTGGATGGAATCAATCTAGTGCGTTAGCAGTAAATATTAATAGTGGTGTAATTATTTCTTCTAATGGTACTGGTACTCCAGCAATGAGAATACAAGGAAGTTTTCCAGCAGGGGTTACTGTAACAAATAGAGGAACTATTGTTGGCATGGGCGGTAACGGTGGATATGGCGGTTGGTATCCAGGTTCAGGACAAGGACCAGCTGGTGGCGGTGGATCAGGCGGCGGTACTGCATTAAAAGTTTGTTCTGCGGTTACATTTAATAATGTAAACACTATTGCTGGTGGTGGCGGTGGCGGTGGCGGTGGTGGTTATGGACTAATTGGTCCTTGTCTCAGTGCCGCAAGCGGTGGTGGCGGTGGTGGCGGCAGAAGTAGTAATGCCGCAAATTCTTCAGGTGGTGGCGCTCATTGTTTTGGAAGCCCTGGTGGTTCAGGTACATATTCATCTGCTGGCGGTGGTGGCGGTGTATGTGGCGGAGGTTCTGCTGGCGGTGGTGGTAGCGGTGGTAATTGGGGTGCTTCAGGTAGTGGTGGTAGTATTGGTGGTAATCCTAGTTATAGTGGTGGTAGTGGTGGCGGTGGTGGTAAAGCAACTTGTGGCGCTGGAACATATATTACTTGGACAGGAACAGGAACAAGATATGGGAGTATTAGCTAATGTTAATTTATGTCATTCCTAATCAGGTAGTTCCTAATGTAGAATTTGTTTGTGATTCACAAGCAACAATTGATGCTAGACCAAAAGATCCTAAAACTGACGAATACTATATTCCAGCAAATCTATGTAGCGTTGGTGGCGTAAATGAAGCAAATACAATGCTTGCAAGTAACCAACAAACATGGCTAACAAAACAAGCTAGTTTATTTACAATTAATTTACAAACTACCTCCGAAAGTGGCATAGTTTGGACAGTTGTAGATTTAGCCACACAAGAATCAAATACAGATAAACAATATTTTGTATTAGACCCAACAACTGGAACATATACTGAAGCTATTGGATTAGATGCGGCAAATTCTTTATTTGCTCAAACACAACAAACATATTTAGTTTTTACTGATATGAACTCCTATACTACAATGACTTCTTGGAACTAATGGAAAATAAATTAGAAGCAATACCTTTATTTACTTGCCCAGTATTTATGATGGACAAGCCTGAATATTTGGATGTAGCTAAAAAAATATCTAAAAAATTTATTGCTAAAAGAAAAAAAGAATCTGATTTAAACCCTAATTACCCAGTTTATATGACTGAATCTATAAACTATGATCCTGAAATGTTGGATTTTGCTAATTTTGTTGCACAAATATCTTGGGATATTTTAAATAACCAAGGCTATGCAATGGATATGTTTGGTACTTATTTTACTGAAATGTGGACACAAGAACACCATCAACATTCTACGATGGAAAAACATATTCATGGGAATGGTGCAGTATTGTCAGGCTTTTATTTTCTTAATGTTCCAAAAGATTCAAGCAAAATAATTTTTCATGAACCAAAAGATTCTAAAGTAATCACTAATTTACCTGAAAAGGATATGAGCCAAGGAACTCATGCTAGTTGCATGATTAATTTTCAACCAAAAGAAGGTCAATTAATGATTACAAATTCTTGGCTTCCCCATTCTTTTACTAAAAACGAATCCAAAAAGCCAATTAGTTTTATTCATTTTAATGTTGCAGTTCAACCATCTATTCCGCAATCTTGTGCAACGCAACAAGCAGAAGTAATATGAACAAGTACCGTATTCGGTTTAATAAAAGTCGTGGTCAAGAAGGTCGTGGAACAGTTGACCATGTTTGGCGTGTATTTGAAGGCGATAAAGAATACTTGGTAAAACACTTCAAACTAAACGTGCCATCCGAAAGCGAAATAGAAACAAATGGTGCAGATTGGAATGTAGTTTGTTATGGAGTGTTAACTTTAAATCGTGAAACATCAACAGCTATTATTGATATGGAGCAAAAATGATTAAAGAAATTGCAGATGCTAAATTAGATGATGGTTCTATTTTGTGCCGTCACACTATTGAAGTCTACTGCCCTAGCTGCAGCCGTGACGTAGATGAAGCCGAATTAACTGCGCAAAAGTGTGCCGACTGCGGGTTTGATTTATCTACTCCTGAGCAGCACGTAGCTATTGTGGTGGCTAATCTTTCATCTGGTGGGGCAACGCTCTAATGTATGGCAGATCCTTACGGCATATCCGAAGGAGTAAAAACTCTTAGCGGCAGTCTTGATGCAAGTCGAGAAGCTGCCAAAGGACTGTCTAAAAGCATAGAAGCAGCGCAACATGATGCAACAGAAGTAGCCCAAAAGCAAGCTAATGAACGTATCAGGGCAAGGCGGGAAGCAGAGTTTAAGAAAGAAAGAGCGCTAATCAAGGCTCTTGAATCTTGGAAGCATAAGAAGCAAATCTCCGATGAGGAGGCAAAACTAAAGATAGATTTTGTTAAGAAGCATGGTGCTAAAGAGTGGGAAGCGGTACTAAAGATAAAGTTGGACATTGAGAATATGCAACGTAAGGACAACGAAGAGTACCAGCATGATTTAAAAGCTGTTAGACGGGTGCAAATGTATTGTTTTGCTCTAGCTGCTGTATGTGCTTGGTATTTAACTTGGGGATACAAGTGGTGAACGATGATTTTGATATGATTATGTGGGCTTGGGTTGTTGCTACATTGTGGATAGCCTTTGGTTTATACGTTTATTGGAGGTAATATGTTTGGAATAGATGACATTATTGGTGTAGGAATGAAAATCCTGGACAAGGTTATTCCCGACCCAGCTGCGAAAGCCGAGGCGCAAGCAAAATTAATAGAGCTGCAACAGCAAGGCCGATTAGCAGAGCTACAGGCAGACACAGCAGAAGCTCAAGAGCTGACCAAGCGAGCAGAAGCAGATATGACATCAGATAGTTGGCTATCGAAAAACATTCGTCCCATGACATTGATTGCTATCCTTTTAGGTTATTTTACTTTTGCTATGTTATCAGCATTTAATATCGAAACCAATAAATCCTATGTTGAATTGCTTGGGCAGTGGGGCATGCTTATTATGAGCTTTTACTTTGGTGGTCGCACCCTTGAAAAAATTATTGATATGAAGAGTAAAGAAAAATGAATTCAAAAGACCATATTATGATTATTGCTGCCTGGTCATTGGTGGCTATTGTTGTAGCTATGTTGATTATGTTTGGATATGCCGTTGTTGACCCTAATTTTGATACCGACAAAGTATTTCAGATTATCGGGCCAGCGTTTCAAACTATTGTTGGCGGGTTTATTGGTTTAATTACAGGCATTAAGATAGGATCAGATGATGAATCTAAGTGAACATTTCACCCTAGAAGAACTAACCCACACGGATCACCGTGAGTTTGACAATACTCCCAACGATGCCGAAACCGCTAATTTACAGCGTTTAGCTGCGTTCCTAGAAGAAGTTAAAACCATGCTTGGTGGTAAGCCGATTATGGTAAATAGCGCATTTCGGTCTAAACAGGTCAACGATGCGGTAGGTTCTAAGGATACGTCACAACATCGTATTGGGTGCGCTGCTGATATTCGGGTTCCAGGTATGACACCAGACGAAGTTGTTAAGGCGGTGATTGCTTCTGGCATTGGCTACGATCAAGTGATTCGTGAGTTTAATAGCTGGACGCATATATCCGTGCCTAACACAAAAGACATGACACCACGCCGACAAGCGCTTATCATTGACAAATCAGGAACACGTCAATACGTCTAAGGGTAAACCCGTATGCTCCAAAAGTTACAGTTCCGTCCAGGAATCAACCGAGAAGGCACCGATTACAGTAACGAGGGTGGTTACTATGATTGCGATAAGGTGCGTTTTCGTTCTGGCTTTCCAGAAAAGTTAGGTGGTTGGACACGCATTTCAAATGCTCAGTATCTTGGCATAGCTCGTTCTTTATGGAATTGGGCTACTTTAAATGGCTCAAACTTACTCGGTGTTGGTACAAACATTAAGTACTATATTGAGCAGGGCGGTACGTATAACGATGTAACCCCGTTTTCAACTATCCAAACAGCCCTTGGCGCTGCACCTGGGCCTTTTACTGCATCTAATGGTTCTGCCACAATTACAGTTACTGATGCTACATATACCCCATCCGTCGGGGATTACGTAGTGTTTTCTGGTGCGGCTAGTCTTGGGGGTAATATTACAGCGGCAGTATTAAACCAAGAATATGTTGTTGCTACAGTACCGAGTTTCACTACTTTTACTATCCAAGCTAAAAGCCCAACTACGGGTTTACCAGTATTAGCTAATGCGTCTGACACAAGCAAAGGCGGTGCAACAGTAACGGCATCTTTTGAAGTACCTATTGGTTTAGCTACTTATTCTATTGGTACTGGCTGGGGCGCTGGGCCTTGGGGTCGTGGTGGCTGGGGTTCTGCTTATACAACGGGCGGTATTGGACAACAACTTCGTCTTTGGTCTAACGATAACTATGGGCAAGAGCTTTTTATAGCCCCTCGTGGAGGCGCTGTTTATTACTGGCTGCCTCAAGGTGAGGTTTATCCAAGCGGAGCATCTGGTGGTTTTACAACTAGAGCACAATCTTTATCTACGCAGTCAACTGCCGCTGGTTTTAGTGGTGCTTATGTTCCTACTGCTACATATCAAGTACTTTCTTCAGCTATACAGCGTTTTGTTATTTGTATGGGCGCTAATTCTTATTTAAGTGGCACACCTAATACCCCATTTGACCCCATGTTGGTACGCTGGTCAGACCAAGAAAATCCATATGACTGGGTTCCTCAAGTAACCAATCAAGCAGGTGAGTTCCGTTTATCTAACGGTTCTTTCATTATGCAAGCTAAGGCTACCCGCCAAGAGATTTTGGTTTGGACTGACTCAGCCATTTACTCTATGCAGTATTTAGGGCCTCCTTACGTCTGGGGCTTTAATATCTTGATGGATAACATATCTGTTATATCCCCTAATGCCATGATTACAGTTAATAACGTAACTTACTGGATGGGTACAGATAAGTTCTATATGTATTCTGGACGAGTAGAAACCCTACCTTGCTCGCTACGCCAGTACATTTTTGACGATATTAATAAAGACCAAGCATTTCAAATATTTTCTGGTACTAATGAAGGTTACAACGAAATCTGGTGGTTTTATTGTTCTATCAACTCAAACCAAATAGACAAATACGTCATATACAATTACCTTGATCGTGTCTGGTATTACGGCACTATGGCTCGCTCCGCTTGGCTTGATTCGGGTATTCGCCAATATCCAATGGCAGCAGACTACAACAACCGTGTTTTATATCATGAGTCTTCAGTTGATGACGTATCTGGATTAACCCCAGTACCTATTAATTCGTATGTGCAGTCTTCTGATTTTGACATTGGGGATGGACATAACTTTGGGTTTGTATGGCGCATCTTGCCTGACGTGAACTTTAACGGTTCAAACATAAACAACCCTCAAGTAACTATGACGGTTAAGCCTCGTCAAAACTCAGGCTCTGCTTACGGACAAGCAGATAGCCCAACAGTAACAAGTGCAGATAACTACAGCACGGTTGGGGTTTACAACATTCAACAGTTTACTGGACAGGTCTATACTCGCCTGCGTGGTCGACAGTTAGCGTTCCGCATTGAGTCTACTGGGTTGGGTACAGCTTGGCAGTTAGGTAGTCCTCGTATTGATGTCAGAGCTGATGGACGTAGATAATGGCAGTTAAGAACGCACCTCTACGAGCTACAAAAGC